AGGATTTTTCATACTCAAACATCTTTGAAGGATTTGTGAGTATAATATCATCTGGATGTCCCATCATTTTTCTTATAAAATTCTATTTTAAGTTGAGTAATGAGTAAATCAACTTTATCTTCAATACGAGTAAGTCGTTCCTCAATTGTGTCTATAAGATATTCATCAATTGCTTCTTTTTTAACTGAATAAGGGTCAATCGTTGCCATAGTTCCTTGTAGTGAATTGAGTAGTTGTTCGTCAGTCATTTCCATTCTTCCCATATTATACCCCATAACGAACGCAGAGTGAACCCACTTATACATCAAGTCCTTACGAGTATTCACATCCCCGATTTCCGCATCACCGAAAAAATATTCACTACGAAATGCAAAACCACCATTAAGGTCATTAAACCATTCCTGAAATGCTTCTTCAATTGTATCATCAAAGTCCCAATCGTTTGTAGGATGTTTCATAGGTCTAATGGTTGCTGGGGGTCTTTCTTCCAAACTTCTTTGTATGTAATCCACCGTTCCACACCAATTTCTTGTTGAGCAACCCAGTGTATTCCATTTTCATCAATCGCATCAAGATAATGAACACCAGTCTTGGGGCAGATGACTCTGGATACTTGTGTGAATTTTAGTTTGTTAGTCATTTCAGTTCCTCTTCCTCTTTTTCAATAGCAGAGATAGCATTTAGAAACTCCAAACCATACTTACCCACAACCCAAGCATCTTTATCCTCAAAGAACCGATCACCCACAGTTTCCATATCATATCCTTCTGTGTTTTTATTGAAGAAAGCAACGACATAGCAACTATCACCAGAGTCGTGAGTATACCACTTGACGAGTTCATACTTGTTGTTGACTTTACTCCAACGAAACTCTATGTTACGAAACCTCATTCTTCATCCTCCTCATAAGGGAACATTTCATCATACTCTTCATCAGTCAGTGTGAGATACTGAACATCAGCATCACGGTGTTCTTCGGCATACACCAGTTGATAGTGAGCAAAGCTACTTTCAGAAGTGCTGGCGTATTCTAAAAGACCATCAACAAAGCATAGGTAATTCATTCGTCAATCTCCATAATCTCAATGATAGATTTGATCTTTTGTAGATCTTCTAATCGTACCTCAATCTCATCATATTCTTCACAGAATTGCTCCATACGTTCTTGATGCCCCCCATCATCGTAGTTGGTTTCTTCACGGATTTCCCATTCCACATCAGATAGACGTGCTCTGGTATCATCAATGAAATATTCAAGTGTATCAATCAAAGACATTAGAGCACCTCCCAATGTGCGTCAGATTTGTCACCGAAACGGTTAGTACCAGTACGAGTACTAACCCAGAAAAAGTATTTGCGATTTTCTGATGCCAAGAACAACTCACCACCAGTATCCTGCTCTACAATACAAACAGGATTGTTGTCCATAGTGTTAGCAAGACGGTTCTTCGCTTTGCTGGACTTTGGTTTTACTGTTACTTTTCTCATTTTGAATCTCCAGTTTGAGTTTGCGAATACCAGTAATGAAGTAAGCAAAATCACGGGATTCAGTCACCCGTTTTTCTTCACCACATACACCACACTTACCATTCCAGACAGATGAACAACCGACTGAATAGATACCATACTTTTGTCCACAATCCATACAGGTTGTGCCTGTCTGTTCAAGTCGTTTGAGTAGTGCCTTCTTCTCTTTGAGATTCATCGCCAAGTCCTACGGGGAGTTGTTTGTCTGTGAGGTAATCATACAGCATCTGGGCGAACCCGTAGTGGGGTCTTGTGCCAGTTTCGATACTGGTTGAGGTCGCCACCGTCCACATAATGTCCAGGTCAAATTTCTCAGGTAGGTTCTTCATCAGGCAACTCCTCATCCAAATCTACATCTTCCAATACTTCATCTGACCATTTTTTTACCCTTTCCATCACTTCATCCATAGAATATGTTTCTACTTTACCAAGCTCAACGTCTTCTACCATTTGTAGAAGATATTCCAGAAACTCTTTGGGATACACATCATCTTCACCAAGAGAAGACCAGAACCAATCTCTACATTCTTCTTCTGGATCTTCTACTGTTCTGGGGAGAGCATAGTTATCATAGTTGGAAGTCATCAGGTCAGCCCAGATGCGAAATGTGATTCGCATACTCTGCCATCCAGTCATCCAACAATGACCAATCCAATACTCCCACCAGTTCAAGGTGGTTTTCTTTTTATCAGTTCCTTTAAGTGCTTTACTAAACATCAGCACTCATCCATTCCAAGATATTCAGTTTCCTTTTCATCCACTTCTTTCATATAGTCCCAGTTCCAAGTCCTAGAAAGAACATCAATATCAAATCCAAACTTATATGCCCAGAACAGAATACCTAAAAGACCATTGCTTCCCATTGTAATCTGAAGATAAGGTGAAGATGGGTAGTCATTCCAACTTACAGAAAACTGAAACAAACTCCATCGTTTAATATTAACAACTTGGACATAAACTTCGTGTCCAAAATCATAGCGGTGTTTAAATTTAATCAGATTCATTGTTCTCCTCAAAGTCAAACCATTCATACAGGGAATTCATCGCACCATCTACCACACAATCAACCACAGCATCTTCGTGTGGATTCTCTACGTGTTTATGAGCACGATTGTATCCATAACGAACACCCTCTTCCAGTGCCATCTCCAATACCTTACGAAAGTTAGGTTTCATATCAATAAGGAAGAGATTTCAGACCATCCAGAACTTCCTGAAAGCGTTCGGCACGACTCTTGTGGTGTTCAACATTCTCCTCAAGAACACTCACAATATCGTCCAGGACAACATCCAGAGACGCATCAGTATCAAAGTATTGTTGGATTGCTTCGGCAAGATACCGCCGCCGACTCCATTCCATACTATAGGGTTTGTAGTCCATAATGAAAGGTGTTTATGTGGGTATTATAGAGTATCTAGGTCTGGTTGTCAAGATCTAAACATTTCTCAAACTTATCTCTCAACTCATTAAGTTTAACTTGATGTTGAAACTCCATAATATGATCCTTTATTTCTTTCTCAACATCGGTCAGTTCTAAACGATACTTGAGTTTAATATCAACAAGACGCACCATTTCCATATAGAATTCTGTGCCCTTATGAATAAACTCCTCGTATTTCAATCTCTTGTTCTCCAATCAGTCTCATCGTCATCACGCTTAAACCAATCGTGAAGTTCATCAGGACTATCAAATCCTCTTCTACCAAATCTTTCGTGACCCAGACCACCAATATCCATTGAGTTCAGGAAGTCATCCATCTCATCCATATCAGGATTTTCTGCTCTTCTTCTTGCCTGACGAAGTATTGTAGCAGCAGAACGATTTGCTTTCGCAAGTTTCTCTGCCCAAATCATATCTTCCAAACTCACTTCTTCGTGAAGTACAATCTTCTCACAGATTGCTTCCAACCGAAGACGATATTGTGTAGACAACATATCTTTCTCCAGATATAGGGTTATTTATTTTTCATTTCGTCCATTAACTCTTTTGCGAGTTTCATAGAACGACGCCACATTAGATATTTTACCACAGGATTACGTGGATTGTTCAACAACCACCACTTCTGCTTCTCATAGTTAGACTTTGCTAACTTAAGCACATAATAAAAAGCAGCAGCGACACTTTCATCCGTTGCGATGAAGTATGCCACTACTGCGAATACGATAAACCAAGCGTAATAAGTCATCATCTAGGTCTCATAGTTTTATTATTTAACCAAGAAATTGATCCAGACTGGAGACCGATGCGCCTTTTGCGGACTTTTGAATGTAGGTTTTGGCGGACTTGTAATTGTTTGCTAGATGAACCTGCTGTCCGTTATGAATAATCATAAATTTTTTACCAAATGGAACAGCAGCCCACATTCCATCTTTAGTTATATAACCTTGTGGATCTGATGGTTTTGGATTTAAGATTCCTGGACGATCTACAAAAGGTTTCTGAAAGTTTTCGCTCATCCGAATACAGCGGTCACACCAACAACTTTAGCACTTGGGTTGCGTGCCAGAGCAGTCCGCTTGGCATCATCATAATCACGTGCCTCAACGATCTCATCAAAGACTTTACCAGCGACATAGAGTTGAACTTTGCAGCGCATTGGGGGATTCCTCCTTGTGTGTGAGTATTATAGCAGATTAGAGGGATTTTAGGAAGGAGAGGTCAAAATCTTCAGATTCTCTAAAGTAATCCTTTGTTTCCAGAGCACCCTCCAGTAAATTGTATCCAGTTAGAAAGAAATCGGATAGATCTGGATCGGCACTGGCAGTCATAACAGCACCGGTGTCTTTGAAGTTGTAAAGTTTTGACGATGGTATACAACACATTTTACCTTTTTTTACATCGGTAATAATGAAATAATCTGCCAATTTATCATCATAATCTTTTGCGGCACGACGATTTTTAAGAATCATCCCACGAACTGCCATTTGTGATTTATTTAAAAATTGAGTAATCTTTGACTCATAGGTTGTGTTGTTTGGACCAATTAAATCAACACCAGGAAGATTAACTCGGGTAAGCAGTCCATTGCTATATTCAGCAAGTGCTTTCTCCACAAGTTCTCCTGCTTTTGGATATCTTAGGTTATTATCGGTATAACCTCTGATTGACATCAGAAGTTTAGAGAAACGTTCTAGTTGAAAAGTAGTAAAATCAATCATCGGCGGACCACTGAGATGGCAGGTTGACCCTGACGGAAAACGGTGTCTACGACCGCCTGGACGCTCTTGGCGGTGCTGATGCCCACCTTGTCATAAATGGGCACACAGACCAGTCCAAAGGTCTTCTGGGTGCCTCCCAGACGGATCACCCGCCCGATGCTCTGAGAGATACCAATGTAGTCCATATTCCGCATAAACAGAACTGCTTCCAGACCCTGAACATTGATTCCTTCAGACAGAATGCTGTGATGAAGAACCACAAACTTCTTGGAGGAGTCTTTGCCCCAGGCATTCAGAGTGTCAAAGAACACCTCACGGTTGACCTTCTGACCATCAATCACAGCACCAGTCTTGGCAGTAATATACATCCAAGAATAACCACGCTCCTTGAGGTCAGAGCAGAAGTCAGACTGTGAAACAAGGTTGACGATTTGTTTGGTGGAACGAGCACAGATCAGGATTTTGTCCAGACCATTATCATCAATAGTCTCCAGTAGGTTAGCAGAGTCACGGTCAGCAATCATCTGCTTGTCCTGAACCATCTCCAGTTGCTTGACCACAACTTTAGGGGGCAGGATGTAACCTTGCTCCACCAGTTCAGGGGCAGGAACATTACAGATGACCTGACCATAAACCTCTGGCATATTCATACCAGGTTTAGAAATAGTGACAGAATGCTTAGGAGTAGCAGTGAAGAAATAGCAGCGGTCAGCAACAGCAGAGAAGTGCTCCGTAGCAGGGAAAAAGTTACGCTGAACAGAGTTGTGTGCCTCATCAAAGTAGATGGTATCAACGTGAATATCTGCTTGCTGAAGACGCTGAAGAGAATTATAAGTAGTGAAGATTAGTTTGTGACCTTGAGTTGCTTCTACCCAAGTACGAATCACATTGGGACGAGTGCTGCTGAAGTGATGAGTCTCACCACTGTGACAATGGAGAACTTGTGCGTTTGTGATAAACTCAAGAAACTCACTGGACAACTGCTCTGCCAGGATGATGCGCGGGCAGCAGACTACAATCGTCTGGGGAGTATCTTTTAGAAACTGGCGAATAGCATCAAAGATCATCGTGGGGGTCTTGCCAGCACCAGTCGGCATGATCAGTTGACCGAGTTGATACTGTTCCATAGCATCAAGACCACGTTGCTGGTGAGGTCGGAGTTCAAACACAGGTCTCATCGCGTATGAAACTATTATAGCAGAAAACCGCCCCTGGTGCGACCCAGTGGACGGTTCTTAAAGTGTCTTAGACTCTGATCTTCAACCCAGACAAAGGTAGTCTAGTGGTATTTAAGGATTATGTCAAGCGTAGAAATCATTCCAAGCAGATCCATCATAACCTTGATGTTTGCCAGTGCTGGAGTTAAAGATAATCGCACCAGCGGCAACAGATGCTGGGGTAATTGCGTTTCTTTGTGCTGTTGTAAGAACTGGGGGATAGAATACACCTCTTAACGATGCTGTAAGATTCGCAAAACGTAAGTCAATTGGACCAATAGGAAGATCAGAGTTAATACCAACGGCACCGATTCCACGAATAATCAGATTATTATTGTAGATATTTGCTTGACCAAAGACTTGAAGAGCACCAGCATTCAAAGTACCATTCGCTGGATCATTAATTTGTCCTAATGGAGCCGTGGTTCCGATACCGACCTTTTCAGTAATACCTACAGTTCCACCCACATAAAGTCTTGGGTCAAAATTAGGACTTGTGGTAAGAATACCAATTCTGCTAAAGAAACCAGTTTGTCCTCTTGCGTCCAAACCAACAGCTGGAGTTGTAAGTCCAATACCGACTGAAGAAACACCAGTTACATTCAGTTGAGAAAGTGTGGTAATACCCGATGTATTGTTGAGATTGACATTCGCAAGAACACCGCCAGAACCACCTAGAACTGCTTTGTTAGCACCAGAACCAACTGTAAGAGTATTAGGAATCTCAACGTTTCCACCAAAGAAAGCATTTCCAGTGACTGTAGAGGTTCCAACAACGTGTAAGGTGTTGTCTGGATTTGTTTTAGCAATACCCAATCTACCGCCGTAAGTTAAGGTCATTAACTCAGCATTAGTTTGACCATAGATCCAGTTAAAGTTCCCTGTTCCTACACCAGCACCACCAGCGTGAATATGTTGATTAAATGCTCCAGTGGATCTGTTCAGAACATCAAAAGTCCCTTGTGAGTTACCAAATCTTAGGACAGTAGAACTATTTCCAAGACCTACAGATTGACCAATACTGATTCTTGATTCACCGGTGTTGCTTAAGACTTCAACTGTTGTAGTTCCATCCTTACGAACTTGAATTTCTGATGTGGGATTTGCTGTTCCCACTCCAATTAAACCAGCACCAGTTGCTGTGAATCCAGTTCCACCAGTTCCAACATTTAGAGTATTGGCAATTGTGGTAACACCAACTGGAGACTGAATAACTTCAATCGTATCTGCTACAATTCTCGTAGCCGTAATAACACCAACATTAATATTTGGTGTGCCTGTCAGTGAAGAAGCACTTTGAGCAGTTCCAGTTACGTTTCCAGTTACGTTTCCAGTAACTGATCCAATGAATCCACCAGAAGCAGTGATAATTCCAGAAACATTGATGTTTGCTGGAAGTTTAGCATTATCAATGGTTGGCAAGAACGCATTTAAAATCGTTCCGTTTGTGATATTATCTGCGTTTAAATTGGTAATATCAGTTCCAAATCCAACAAAAGCATACGCTGTAACGACTCCAGATGCCCTTATATCGCCTGTTGAATTGAATCCTACCCCTCTACCACTAGCGTTTGGATTAGCACCAACCTGGAAGGTGCTACGGGGATCTGTGGTAGCGATACCAACGTTACCTGCGGCATAAATTGAAGTAAAACCAAGACCTACATCAATATCAACCCATTGTGATGTTGGAAGATTAGAAAGAGTCGCACCATTACCATAAAAAGCAGTGGCTGTAATGATGCCACTGCTTGCCGAAGCACTGATATTATTACCAACTCTAAGTTCTGTGGTTGTTGATACACCAGTTACAAAAAGATTTCTAGAAGTAACAAGTCCTACCGAACGAATATTTCCATTTACATCTAATCTTTCGGTTGGAACTGTGCTACCAATTCCAACCTGACCACCACGAACGACTAGATCGTCATCATCAACTTGAACTCCATCCCTAAAGTTAAAAGTCTTTCTAATATTAGACATCTTGGTTTTTTAGTTATTTATCGTTCAGTTTTTGCTGAAGGTCATCAACTTTATGTGATAACTCTTTAATCGCTTCAATCAGAAGTGGAGTGATCTTTTCATACTGAACTGCCTTGAAACCATTCTCTCTAGTCGTCACAATCTCAGGAAGAACTTTTTCAATTTCTTGTGCGATGACACCAATGTCTTTACCAGTATGTGATGACTTATCATTCCAGTCAAAGGTGTTACCACTGATTGAAAGAACCTTTGCGAGAGGATTTTCAATTGGAGTGATATTATCTTTCAATCTTTCATCAGAACTATAGAATGCTGTAATGTCACCAACAACATTCAGTGCTCCACTTATTAGAGTCGTAGATGCTTCAAGGTATAAATCATCATCGGAATCATTTTGAATTCCAATATGTAATCTTGTATTTTCACCCGATTCTACGTAATATTTAATAAATGCTCTATCACCACTACCACCACCGATATCTGATGCCCACTCAATTCCGTTATTAACTGCACTTCCGGAAGAAGGAATAATTCTTCCAGTAAATGTGCTGTTTCCAGTAACTCCCAAGGTGCTAGAAAGTGTAGCAGCACCAATAACACCAAATGTTCCTGCTACAGAAACATTTCCACCAACATTCAGATTCTTCTCAAGTCCAAATCCACCATCAACAATCAGAGCACCACTATCTTTGCTGGTTGATTGTGTTGTATTGGTGATCTCAACGGTGTTATTAACCTTCAGAGTTCCGTTAATGATGGTGTCATCGTTAATTTTAATTTCCTTATTGAATGTAACAGGACCATCAAACTGTGACAGAACTGTTCCAGAGTTTCCACCTTCAACAATCAGTCTTTCTTTAATGACAACTTCATCAAATACAGCAGACAATCTTGAAGGATCTTGTCCTGTAATTGTTGGTGTTGGAATATCAAATGTTTTTTGAGTTCCCGAAGATGATGAATACTTAGTATTACCAATGAAGAAGTCACCATCGCTGTTCATACCAGTATAAACAACGGTTCCACAAGATCTTTCTTGTGCCTGGACAAGAAAGTCCTCTCTTTCGGTCAGAGTCTTGACTTGAACTTGTGGTAAACCAGTTGAATAGTTACCAGGACCATATCCAAGATATTCAAATGTGTGTCCAGAAGCACGAATAATGGATGGTCTACGGAATTCAATTGCCAGTGGTTTGATCTTCTTAATCAATGATCCACCAGAATGATTCTGTTTTCTTGTTCCCAGAACACCACGAATGACTGTAATTTCATTAAGACTTGATCCAGTCAATGTAGAACTGGTGATTCTCATAATCTCATTATCAATCTGAATATAAGATCCAAGTGGGAATCTTGTTACTGTTCCAATTCCAGAGTTAGTTGTCTGAACATGGAATGTAGTATCATTTGTAACATTTGAAAGCAGAGTCAGGGTCTCTCCAGCATAGAAAGAAATACCACGAGCACCTAGGCTCTCTGTTGAAGAATCAGATGTTCCTTCATTTGCCGACAAACCGTGTCTTAGAATATAAAGTGGAGATAGGGAACGATTAGTCGTTGCCGAGAATGTATTAACACCGACTCTCTCTTTGACCAGGAAGTCTCCAATGTTGTTATTAGAACTGTCTAGAACTCTAAAACGATTTCCAGATACAAGAGCGTGACCTGAAGAACAATTGAAGGTTGAGACTCCACTGACTGAATCGTAAGAACTTGTAGAGACACGAATTGATGGTCCCAAATCAATCGCATATTGATTTGTGGCGATTCTTGGATCACCATTTGTAATCGCAATCGCAACTGTTGTGGTTGAAGGAACCGACGAGATTCTGTAGTATCCGTCTGAAGTGGTTCCAATACCAGTGATTTGGAGAACATCACCGATATTTGTAGAAATACCAGCAGTTGTGACTGTAAGACCAGCACCAGCACCAGCCCCGATCAGTGATGTATCAAAGTCAAGTTGTTCGTTGTTTGTATATCCTGAACCACCATCAATGATCTCTGCAGATCTAATACTTCCACCAGCGATAGTGACTTTTGCTGTGGCACCATCCCAATTGCTGGTTCCATCATTGAACAATTTAACATTATAGAAGGTTCCGTTTGTATATCCAGAACCACCAGTTAGAGCATTGTATGTGATGATACCACTGAATCCATGCTCTCTTTCAAATGTAATTGTGGCAATACCAGCAGTAGTGCTTGTGAATGAAGTAGAAACTCCAGAAATCTTAAGACCAACGCCAAAGTCCTTGACAAATTGGTCTGTTGCTTCTCTGGTAATACTCTTCTTTAGATCATTAGTTGAGACATCACCAAGAGGACTTCTCTTCGCAAATGTCTTTGCTGATCTTGGATTATCATCTATATTGTCCTTATCAAGTTGTGGATACAAATCTACAACATTCTGACTATACTTAAGGCCAGTAAATTCAGTTGAAATCGCATTGTCTGCCTTCAGAACATACAGATGGTAGATTCCATCTTGAGTGTTGAAGATATAAGGACTGATGACATCACTTCTATAAACAAAGTAGTTAGACTTAAGATCATTTCTCTCAAATCTTGGCAGTGATGTATTTCTTGTGGATACATTGTTTGTAAATGTTCCGACGCTATGAGTGACTCCATTAACATCAGTAGTTGAATATTGAAATCTCTTGTCGTCAACAACTGCTGTGACTTCAAAGGTTCCGTTGTATCCAATGTCATTTGTTCCAGCAGTATTTGTTGTGCTGGTTACATTACGAACAATGATTTGCTCACCAACATTCAAGTTGTGTGGAAGTTCTGCGAGAACTGTTACTGTGTTAGTAGAAACAGAACAAGTACCAATGAATCTTGGATTTCTATTATACGCATAATCCGTATCACTGATTGATGTGAGTGTAAAGTCAGTATTGGTTCTAGCACCAGTGCTGCTAGATTCTTGAATGATAAATCCATCGCTAGGATTTTTTCCGTTAATGGATTCTTTTGGAATAACGACACGAACCTTATAGAGTTTTTCGTCCAGAGATCTTGGATCGTCCTTTCTCTTGACAAAAGATACATTTGTTCTTTCTGTAAGATTTGCTACGCCTTGAGAAGCAATCGCAGAGTAGATTTGGTTATTTGTTTGTGCTTTTACAAACCAATTAGAACGTAATGTGTCCCATTGAATTGGTGAACCAATCTCACCAGCATTTTTATCAGATACTCTGCTGACAATGGAAAGTTTTGCTCCACCATAAACAGTAACTGCTGATCCATTTTCTGCGTTTGTTTGTGATGAAGCAAGTTTAATTTCAGTGGATGATTGGCGAATCGCATAGTAAAGAGTATTATCAAGAATGTTTTCTGGCAGATCGCCATCATCACTGAAGATTCTGACTGTTTCACCAGTTTGAATCTGATGAGTTCCAAGAGTAAAGATATTAGATGAAGGTCCAGAAAGAACAGGATAGTTCTTTTCCGATACGCTTGTACCCTGAGCAATGGTTGTTCCTGATCCAAGAACATTGTCAAGCATACAGATTGATGCTTCACTGGTTCCAGAACCGATGTTTACATACAGTTTATCGTTCTGTCTAGCACCAATACGATAACCTTGAATGATGATTGGTGGAGCATCGTCTTGGTCATTATAACCAAACAGATACAGGTGACTTGAAATGCCGACAGAGGTTGTTAGTCCAACATCAAGCGAGATCCAGTCAATGTTGACTTCTTCTTCTACATTTGCTCTTGGAGTAATAATAGAAGTCACATAGGCATTATTGTCTTTCGCAAATGCTTCTTTTTTGAATCCATCTGCTGATAGCGAGATCTGACCAAAGTTGGAGTTGGAGTTGGTAATAGATCCGTCACCACCAGATTCAGAATCAAAGTGCTTGTTAAATCCAATCGCAAATACAGAAACGATCTGAACGAACGAATCATTTGTCATTTTGACGTGACTGGTTTCCCAACCGTGTCTGTAAATCGCATCGGCATCTAGGTGATAGACTGTTGCTGGATCAAGAGATGATGCTGCCGCAGAAAGAGCAGCACCTTTTGTCAGATTAACAGTTATACCTTCATAAAGTCTAGAGGTCTTGTTATATTTTACAAATGAACGGTCGTCTTTTTGTAGAGAAACAGCGGTGAACTGTGCCACGACCATTGAACGGAAACCAGATGCCTTGCTACCATCAGCAAGCATTCCATTCATACCCCATACGGATCTCAGAGATACGTTGAAAATGTATGGAGAAGCACCAGAAACCGTATCAGTTTCAATGGTTACGGTTCCAGAAGCAACACCAGGAGAAGCAGGGAGATTATCTCTTACAAAAGGAAGGAGATAAGTGAATTGTGTCGCACTGATAACATTCTGAACTTTTGTTGAGATGTTATAATCTAGTGTGCTGATTCCATTAATCTTAATTGGAGTTCCAGCAGTAAATCCGTGTGCCGATGTGGTTGTTACGGTGATAACGGTTCCTGGAGTTGATCCATCTCCAGAAATAATCGCAGAAATATTAACTGGATCGGGAGCAAAAGCACCAACGATTTCCCATTCTGGACGCTGCTTGGCAAATCCAAGAGTATCGGATGGGTACTTTTGATCAATATCTCTACCAGACGCACTATTAAATGCGTTTGATAGTTTGCTATAATACATATCAAGATCGGTGATCGTATATCCCTGTGGGACATTGACACCATCAGCATACTCAAAGCAAGTCAGTTTATGGTGAGAGAATGTTGGTTTTGACTGATTATTCGCAGAGAAATCAGCATCATCCGTATAAACTAGACCAGTTTCATCACCATCAAACAGAGAGAACTGCCAGAAGTAACAAGCACCAGTGATTCTAAAGATCGCTGACTTTTCTACGCTTGTATCAGTTGGGTTTGGAACATACTTTGGACGCAGTTTGGTCTTTCTTAAGTCAAGACCAACGATAGATGTACCTCTTGGAACAACAACACCACCATTAATACTGTTAAACTTGTAGAGAATGTTGTCGTTTTGTGTGATATCAAAGTTAGAGGATAATGTCAGAGTCAGAGTATCTTGTGCTGCCGTCTCTGCTCCTGATGGTGATACCGCAGTCGCAACACCACCTACATCTTTGATCGCAAAACCAGGTCTGTTATCAATGACGTGCTCGCCAGGAAACAGAAGAATGGTTGTTTTTTCTGTAATATCGTTATTGCTGCCTCTCAAGTATGAGAATCTTGCCGACTCAATAAGAGCTCTTTGAATTGTTTTGAAAGGTTGGGTTAGGGAGTTTCCCTGATTTGAAATACTATCAGTTGCGTCAATGTCATTTGGATTAACGTAGAGAATTCTTCCCTCTGTGTTTTTAACAAAATTCTCTAATTTATTAAGAGGCATCGGATTATATTCGCCAAAATATTTCTATCTTTTATTTATCCCAGTAAATCCTCTTCATTATATTCATATTCAATGTCATCTGGCATATCTTCAGGGTTCTCTAACTCAACTGGAAAGAAGCAAGGATGAACCTCCTCATCTATCAAGTAGAAGGAACTTCTGTATAAATCGTCTGGTTCAAATGTGCGATTCTTATCTGCTGCTCTACAAAGATCTTGATCGTACAAATGACCATCTGGAAGTTCGTCAAATGTAAAAGGAATGTGATTGATGAAATACATTTTCACAATCATACTGCCATCATTGTACCAGCAATATGCGTGATCTATACGATAAGACATAGGGGTTTTCCCATATATCTTATTTATTTTTATAGGGAGAGGGGGACTTGAACCCCCACGGGCAATGCCCAACAGATTTTAAGTCTGGTGTGTCTACCGATTCCACCACCTCCCCGTAGGTGCTCCTTGTCAGGATCGAACTGACCTCACGCGAATTATGAGTTCGCTGCATTCGCCAGATTGCTAAAGGAGCGTTCGCTATTCGCAAATACCGAATAGCAATACGAGTGCCTGGATTTGAACCAGGTCAAAGCCGCTAATCTGGCGGAAAGAGTTTATAAGACTCCTCTGACTACCAAGTCTCACTCGCAATACAAATACTACTGTGCTTCGTTGTTTAACTCAGTATGTATTCGTATGAGTTCGTCATCAACGGGCATCATCACTGCTGCCTGCCCGTCCTCATTAACGATTCCTATGTGCTCGCCGTTCTCTACACGACTCATAAGTTCATCAAATCTTTCTTGAAACTCTTCCACAGTGAAAACTTCCATTTTTCAAAGAGGGTTAGCGTAGGCAAGACAATCTTCGCTTACTTGATTCCTGACAACATCCAGGACACTCATAAACTGATCAACAGTCTCACATTCTACGATTCGCTCGTCACCTTCATTAGAATACAAATAAAACTTACGTGCCAGAGTATCCACGACACAGCGGGATAGAAACTCTTCGGTGTTGGCAGTCATGGGGTGGTTTCGTTGATTACCCACATATTATAGGGCATCTGGGGGCGCCTGTCAAGGGTCTTGTGGTGCTATTACAGAAATACCATAGGATATCGCTATTCTGGGTTTATTCCCCTCAACAGGAAGTGAACTATGCCACTGATTGTTTACATGATACTTAATATACTCTCGCTCTTCAAAGTGTAACTTTTGACCCATTAATATGGGATCTCCACCTTTTTTTGGTTTAGATAGAAACAAATTAAATCGAATGTGTTCTTTGTTTGGTTCTGCCTCATCCTTATGATTATGAATAAAACCCCCTGTGGTATTGAAGGTAATGATATCACCAAAAAAAGGATCTAATTTCCATTCAGTTATCTTTTCCCTTTCAAGAATTCTTTTTTTTATTTCATAAAACAATGTAGGAACATTTTCTGTCTTATGAAGAGTTAAAAATTTTCTATGTGGTCCAGCATAATTTGCAAGAAATTTGTCTTCGTTTTTAAAAATCCAATCTAATAAAAATTTTTGTTCTTTTCTTGTGATGATTTTTTTATGAAGGAAAATGGTTTTAAATATCATTCTCTACCATCCCTTCTAAAATTTCAGGATAAAAATGCTCATAATACCACTTATGAGTTTCTATAATATAATCACAAAAATTTTGTGGAAGATAAGGAAGATCTTCATCACATCTCTCTAATTTATTTCTAATTTTATGATTTCCGTATGGTAAGTATATGTTATCAAAATGATTAGTCATATCTTGAATATTTTCAAAATCATGATTAAATTTAGGAAGTTTTAAAAAATCATAAATTCTATTCATAGATTCTTGAGGTTCTTGTAGAAGATTTTCATATCTAAAAATAAGAATGTTATCTCTACATTTTGGAGCAACTTCAATTAACTCTTTAAGACTTACAAGAGATTCCTTTATAAACCACAAATCTAATATATTATCAACTCTTTGATGAAGAAAATCTTTTTCAAATCCATTATAATAATTTTGAAAGTTCATGCACAAAGAATTGTGATGAATTTTTTCCACTGAATTTACAATTTCTCTAAGGTCACGAATGTTCAATATCATTTTTATGTTTGGAAATACTTTAAACATAAACTGATATTGATATAACCAATATCTAGACTTATCTAAAAAAATATTTGTTGGGCAAATTTCATTTACCCAAGATTCTGAACCTGATCTACAAAACTTCAAAACACAATCATTAAAAGTTTTATTAGGCAATTGTTCGGTTGTTGTGTTATCTTGAACAAAGGATCTAATATTGTTTAAAACTACAGGTAAAGAAGAATCAGCACCAACTGTAAAATCTGGATTTTGATTCAAAATGTGCATCAATAATGTAGAACCAGATCTTGGAGTTCCTGTCAGTGGGACAATAGTTTTCATAATTTAATGTTTAAAAAATCAGTTATTTTCTTACAGGATTCTATTTGTTGATATATTTTCATTTCCCAGTCAAAGCAATCTTGAATACGTTCTTCTATCATATCACAGATTTCAATAATTTGTTCTTTAGTGAGAGTATAGTACTTGTTAAAAGATTTATAGTTGACTGTATCTAGATTACTCAATTTTTTAATAAAAAGTGAATATCTAGTTTTTTCATCAGCAGTAAATTTTATTCCTTGATATTCAATTCCATCTAGTATTTTTTCTTTTTTGAAATTAGAAACTAACTTCTTAAAAGTATTTTTATTCAACTCCAAATTTTCCGAACTAGAATGATAGTCATTCAAAGAAGGTGAATTCAGTTTTATCCATCCGTAATGTTCATACCCTGCCCACTTGAAGTCACTAAGTTGTTCGTCAGTTAAACCAGAAAGACCAGCAATATTTTTCCAGTTTTCTGGAAGTTTTTGTATCTTATCAATGATTATTTTTTGACGAGTATCAACTAAAACATAAAGTTCATCAAGATTCATCTTTTGATTCGTTAAGCAGTTTATCTTTACTTTCTTCTATTGCTTTTATATTCTTTTCTCTAATCTCTGTTAATTTTTCCCTTTGTTCGTCGTCAAGTTGCCAAGGAGCTGTTCCCAACCAATGAGATTCACTTGGAATTGTAGTATCCCAAGATCTCCAGGTACTAAAATCTTGTTTGGGACGCATAGCAATTTGTAGACCACATGCAGCAGCAAGTTGCTCCATAACTTCAACTGCTTCAACAGGATGTAAAATATACCAAAGATTGGAAAAGTCTCCTCTCATGTTGACTTCAATTAGTCCACCAGTACATGTTCCAACAGAAAGAGATCTTGCTCTGGTTTGATTTTGTTTTAAACCAGCAAGCTCATTGTTTTCATATTCTGCATGTATTTGTTTTCTTGTTTTGGAAATTTTTTTCTGTGCCATAATCTAAAATTATTGTTTCTGCTAATTTATATATTGTCACTTTTCCAAGTTGGAATCCAACAAGTATTTTCATCATCATACTTATACATTTTACCATCATTTTTCAAATCATATTCTAATGATGGATCTGGTTTCCAACTCCACGATGTTTGGTCTAAAAGATAAGTTGAGTCTGGTTGAGGCGGAATAAAAGCGTTTAGATTTTCATCTAAACTATATCCAATAGACGCTTCATTTAAAATTAAAGAATTTTCTGATCCATATTCAATAATACCGTAAGGTTCTAAAGAACTTCCAATTTCGGTTAAAATACCAACAGACACTATACAATTGACTACTATGTTATTCCTATCTAAGAAAGCATATTTCGTAAATGTGTCCATTATTGTGTGTTCCAAGAAATGGTTATGAATCCTCCAGATCCAACAGTGATTGGATAAGAAGTTGCGGGAGTTACAGATACTCCTGGAGAAGTTGATGGAGATCCTGCAGATCCACTATTTCCTGGTCCTGATGAACCAGGGGCTCCAGGATTTCCAACATTAGCGCCGCCACCACCACCGCCAGATCCCATATTATTAGCTACCCCAGGGCGAGATGGTCTTACATTTCCACCGGCTCCGCCGTTTCCACCGCTAGCCGCACTTCCTGCGCCTCCATTTCCTCCAACAGAGCTACCTGTGTTTTTTGGTCGGTTGGTTCCTGAATTACCTCCGGGGTTTCCTCCAGCCCCGTTATTACCTCCATAGTTGGCACCACCACCACCGCCGCCGCCGTTTCCTCCACCACCACCAGAACCTGCTGTTCCTGGATTAGCAGTTCCCCCATTTCCACCAGCACCGCCAGGAAAAATAACTCCTAAAGCTGAAGAACTTGTTCCAGAAGTTCCTGCATTTCCAGAAATTCCAGGATTTGCAGCACCAGGATTACCTGCGCCACCTGATCCTCCAGGATTTCCACTATATCCTGCTGATCCGCCTCCTCCTCCAGTTCCTGGATTTCCTGGAGAACCACCATTGTGGTTTGGTGAGCTACCTCCACCTCCGCCACCACCACTAGTTCCAGAATTTCCTGGGCCGCCAGTGCCTGCTGTTCCAGAATTTCCTGGACTTCCTGTTCCACCTTGTCCCTGAACAGTTACTTGAACCAGTCTATTTGGAGAAGTCCAATTTCCTGGAGAATTAAAAGTTACACTTCCGGCAATTTGTTGGGATGAAGAAAGTCTTCTAGAATTGGCAGTCATACTTCATTCTATGTAAAACCATCCAGTCACTATGTATTTAGATTTGTCACCATGAACTACGTTACCTCTATGAGTATGTGTAAATGATGCTGGCCAAATTACCATTGTGTTTTCTTTTGGGGGTATTCTAATTCTTTGATATAAAAACTCTGTTTCTCCTGCTTCTTCTATATCATTCAAATAAGCGATATATACTAAACATCTTGCTGCATCAGCATCTGGACTTTGTTCTGCGTGCCATCTATGATACCCACCACCAGGAACAGTTTTTTGCATTTTAAGATGGGTACATCTCAAATCATAATCTCTTAGAATATCATATTCATTTACATAATCATTAAAACATTTTTGTAGTCCATTTACAAATACATCTACTACAGATTCATTATTAAAAAAATCCATAGGATTAGTTTTAATATTCATAAAGTAGTGATAATCGTCTTTCGCAGTTTTTAGTGCATTTTCATATGTTTGTCTATTGCCACAAGCACCAGAAACTAGTAATCTTTCAAATTCATCAATTAAATGACTACAAAATCCATCAGGAAATACATCATGATACATTCCAATAAAATTGTTATATTTTGAATCCATAATATCAATAGTTGTATTGTGCTAGATTACCATACCAGGTTGATCCAGAGTTTACAGTGAAAAAAGTATAAACATCAGTTTTATTTGCTGATGTAGTTCTAGTGGGAATTGATCCAGATGGCCAAATTACTGCTGCTGGCCAAGTAATTGTTCTACCACCGGTGCCATCATTTGTAAGAACTAAAGTAAAAGCAAAAGCATTGGTAGTAGGATTTGAAAAAGAAAAAGTGCAACTACCTGTAAGAGTAGCAGTTATAAAATTTCCGAGAGACAAATTTAAAGTTGCAGAGGTTCCAGTATTACCAAGCGAATTTAACGTATCGCCATATTGCTTTAAACCTCTGTTATTATCAATTATTGTGGTTCCAGAAATTTGAAATGCCATTTTATTTTTATTTATTGACCTGTTTTTTGAGCTCGTCTATTTGCTGTTGTTGCTCTTTAATTGCTTCTATCAGTAATCCAATCAAACCATCATAATTAACTGTCTTAAAGTTTTCAGTTTCATTTACAAGTTCTGGAAATACTTTTTCAACTTCTTGTGCTATTACACCAACAGAAGGTCTATTATCTTTTTTCCAGTTGAAAGTTATACCATTAAGTTGAAGTAACTTGGATAATGGTGAAAGAATTGGTTTGATATTGGTTTTCAGATTGATATCTGATGTTGAGTTAAAGTCTGTTGCGGTAATAGTTCCAGCACTAAAATTACCAGATCCATCACGAGCAACTATTGTGCCGCCAGTGTTAGAACTTGTTGCATTGCTTGTAACAGTGAACGTAACTGCGGAAGCATTATTGTATGTTGCAATACCAGATAATCCAGTCCCAGAAGTATTAAGTGTTAATATGTTGTTCAGAGTTCCATTAAAGGTATTTGCGGAAGCATACGTTGTAGAGTCAATAGAACCATCTGCTTTTAAGAATTGACTTGAAGTTCCGCCAGATTTTACAAATGAAGTTGCCGTAATCTGACCTGCACTAAAGTTACCAGAACCATCACGAGCAACTATTGCTGATGCTGTATTAGAACTTGTGGCATTAGTTACAATTTGTCTTGCAGTTCCTCCGTTATAAGTAGAACCACTTGCAAAACTTAAGTGTGTTCCAAGTGTTAAATCTGTAAGATTACTTCCAAGAGATATTCCTGAAATAGTTGGTGTTGCAAGATTTGCATTTGTAATACCAGCACTACCAGATAAATTTGAGTTAGTTAATCCAGTAATTGTATTTGAACCAGCAGCAATTATTTTATTGGTAAGTGTTGTTGAACCAGAACTTACAAAAACATTTACCGCTCTTTGAGTTGGTATAAAATTATCTGATGGTGCGGACCCACCCATTTGAGTATCATCGACAGCACCAGTAATAATCAGATTTGTATTTCCAGAAGTGAAATTAATTCTATCAATCTGGGCAATCGGAATTGGAGTCGTAAACTGAACTTCACCTGTATTATTTTTAAGAACAACAAAGTTTCCTACTTTGAAATCACCAAGTTCGTTTGTTCCTGAAGTGTAGACCTGTCCATAATCTTCCTCCACTTGTTCATTTTCTACCCTTGTGAATCCTCCATTTTTTGGAAGTGCATCATAATTGGTTCCAGATCCAGCATATTCCCAAGTATGAGATGATGAGTTAACAACTGATGGTCTTAACTGTTTGACGCTTATGTTATTAAAATTTGAATATTGAATATATGATCCAGAGAAGTATTCATCTAAACGAGGAGAAATTGAAACATCATATACAGTTCTAGTTTCTCCACTATAAGTGATAGTTCTTGAATCGGAAACCTTTCTAATCTGAAACTCTATGCCAGAGTGTGTAAAATTAGTTTCTCCATCAGTATATCCAAATCTCAACAAATTATTAATATTTGGTTTTTGTAGTTCATCCCCATTCCCATTATCAACAATACTAACGATGGATTGTGAACTTGCAATTGTGGTTGCCGCTCCAGCAATCGTAATCCTATCAGTGCTTCCAACACCAGTAGAACTAGCACAGGCAAAAGTTACTATACCAACATCTTGAGAATATGAGTTAGTAACTGTCGAAAATCCTACAGCACGAAGAGCGTTAATCCCAAAGTTTGTTGCTGAGTTTGTGACAGAGGCATAACCACCGTTTTCACACAAAATATTATCAGTATTAAAAATTCCAAAGACATTAACAATCTGAGCATACGCACAATTATCAATATGGATGCCAATACCAGGTGTAATTATTGATAATAGAGCAAAAACCATAGACTCAAGATTTCCACCACTAGAATCTCCACTGGATATTGAATCTACGGCGTTTCCATCAACATAAGCAAAAGATCCTCTTGGTTCTTGTGAAAATCCCTTTGTCCATTGATTAGCAACTATTGAATATGAGTTTTTACCTCTACCTCTAGTTGAAATTAATGAGCAATTTAAAGCATATGGAGATTGGTTGATGATTAGTTTTGGACCACTATTATCATATGACATCGCATATCTAAATGTAAAATCTCCACCATCATTGTCTCTAAAAACAAGATTCATTAACATATCACCTTCTTTGACTTTGAAGTAGTCAATATCAGGAATTCCAGGTCTTAATACAACTGTTCTTAAACTATCTCCAATAATGGCACAAAATCTTGGAAGAACAATAGGATTTTGTTCCACATATTCTCCAGAAGAAACATAAATTGATTTTTTATCAGTATCTTCAAAATTAGTTGTTGCTATTTCTGCTGCTCTTTTAATTGTAAGAACTGGATCATCGGCACTCAGACCACTATTATTATCATCACCAGCTGTTGATACAAAAATTCTATTTTTACTTGCAGCTAAAATACCTTCTGATATTCCCTCAATTCCAGGAATTGATGTTGTTTTAATTTTAGGAGTTTCGATACTTCCATAGGCATATATGTTTTCAAAAATAGAATTACCAGATTGTGTTTTTTGCTGATCAAATGGTAGTGCCATATTTTTATCCCAGTAGTCCTAGAGAAACACCCTTGACGAGATCTGTAACCTTATCGGTCACATAACTTCCAGCAAATGCCTTAAAAATATTACTTGTTCCCAGAAGGTCTGACATATTACCTTCCGAAGAAAGAATATTAGTCTCATTACCAATAATGTCTATCTGACTTGTTCTTCCTTCTTCTTCATAACCAATACGAATCTTACGAGATTGAAGAACTAGTTCATCAGCAGCTTCAAGAACAATCTGCTTTCCTTTAATTCTAATAAATCCAGTATCGGCATTCATTGCCAGGTCGCCCTTATGAGCAACCAACATATAACTCACATCACCTTCACTGTTCTTGACGCCACACTCAACCTGAAGTGTTTTTTCGGCATAGTGACGAGAAAGACCACTCTGATAAAGTCCTTGATTATACTTTATACCAGACTCATTTTGTGCCTGTATAGTGTAAGAAGTTTTTCCAGCAACTCCTACTTGAGATCCACCCGTTTCAAGAAACAGATTTGGTCCAAATACATCTATAGATCTTGCTTCTTGCGTCATAATACACAATCAATAACTCTTACGACCTCTGTTTGTGGTCTTTGTGTAGTCGTCATAACAGGTCGCAGGATTGCTCCAGAACCAGTTAGTGTCCTAATATTTAGTTCTGGCAGGGACTGATAGGTGCTCTGCTTTCTAATCTCAACTGTTGATACTCTACCACCACTGAATGTAACCTTAACATCGTCATTCTCAACTACATCATTATCAGCATATCCACTACCAGGATTCTCAATTACCACAGTACCAATATAAGATTCTTCTGGTGCTTCTGCTGGATAGTTTTCACCTTCACTGAATACAACGACAGATGTCACCTGACCATAGGTTGGTGAATTTTGATTTGTATCAATGATTGCTCTACCATAGGCACCATATCCCTGCTCACACCCATCACTAAAGGCAACAAATGGAGCATCTGTATATCCTTCTCCAGGTCTTGTGATGTTTACACCGATGATACTTGCGGTCTTCTGAACTCCACCAAAAATATCATCTTTGTCTATCTTATTAATGAAGTTGCCAAGAATAACCTGTCCAGACGCACCAGCACCACCACCACCGAAGAATTCAACTTTAGGTGCTCCACACTTAAAGATGTTTCCAGTATTACATGGTGGTAGTTCTGAACCAGAGTCACCAACGGTCTCACCAAAGATAGACCATTTTCCATACTGTCTTTGGAAGTCACCAATAAGATTTCCAGCACCTTCAGACAGTGAATAATCAAGTGCCTTATCTAGTAAGTCTTTCTGTTGAGTATTGTCCTTATCCTTTTGAACACCCTTATCAATCACATACTTATAAGTTGTTGGGCACTTCTTCTTCTCACCGCATTTGAATAGATTGGCAATCTTACGAATCGTATTAATTCCTTTCAAAATTGCGTCTCGTAGATTAAACACCACTCCAATAATTTTTGAGATTGGTCCAAGAAGTGGTCCAATGAAAGAATCAATAAGACCAGTAATCTTTGATGTAAGTGCTCCAATGAATTCTTGTACGGCACAGACAGGAACATTGAGAACATTCTTGACCATACTGACAATCATATCCTCAATCATACCAACCAATGCGTCTGATATTTTGGCAACCAGACATTTAATTGCGTCAAATAATTTCTTGGAGAAATTTAGTATCTCTGATTGAACACCAATCACTTTTGCTAAAGCTTCAATTGGATTGGAAATGGCATTAAAGATCTTTTGAGCAATACCAGCAAGACCTCCATTAATCCATTTGACCAGTGCTTTTGTCACCGTGTTCATGATCTGCCCAATAAACTGTTTGGAAGCAGTTCCAATCAAATCAACAACTGATTTGATTTCTCCAGGTAGATTTAGAACAAAATTACCAGCTTTTGTAATCTTTTTAAAGAAGTTTTGGAGGAATGATTCAACTTGGGCAAAGAAGTTATTTTTACAAGGATCAGCAAGAATAACAGAATTGCCTGTGGTTTCTGATGCTGGATCAACATCTGGTTTTTTTCTTCTCTTCCATTCTTCTTGCCTCTGTTGCCATGCTACAAATTCTTCTGCCGAAAACTTATCCTTCTCTTCCTTTGTATATGGTTCTACACTTCCAAATTGATCTGGATATTGTTTTTTAAGAAAATCAATTGTACTTTCCCACTCTGGTGGATTGTCTTCTATTAATTGAGTAAAAGATTCAATCTGATCTTTTGTCAGTTCTTCTGCTTTTGGTATTGGACTCTCTGTTGCTTCTTGTCCTGGTTGTGGTGTTTCTGCTTGTCCTGGTTGTGGTGTTTCTGCTTGTCCTGGTTGCGGTGTTTGTGTTGTAGGTGGTGGAGTTGGTGTTCTTCTTGGAGTTGTAGTGGGTCCAACAGGATTGCCTTTTTTAAATTGTCCAAGATATTCTACTTTAATGTTATTTAAAACACCTGGTCCCAATGTTCCTGTTGGTGATAATGATCTAAAAGATGCTTGACTTAAATCAATTACTCTCCCAGGTTTTAGTGATCCTACATCATTGAGTTTTACTAAAATTGATTTTCTTGTATCTAGATTTGTAACACGGGCATATCCAAGTTGTTTTGTTTTTTCCGGAACACCAAACTGATTTCTAATGTCTATTTGAATCGCTGCGCTATATTCTTCAGTATTGAAACGATCACCTTGTGAAGTTCTATTGCCCTGAAAACCAGGACCATAATAAGTTGCCTGACCTTTTACGAAATCTGCCATTATACTGTTACCTCCTTGTTCTGATATTTATTACTCACCAAAGATTTCCAGTTTCTGTCGGAGTAGGTAATTCGGCAGCGGGATTGTATATCTTTGCTTTTGCAGGATCATATGTAACTGGTTTATCAAATTTTGTTCCACCCGTTCTGGCATCGGCAGGTTGAAGTTCTTGTCCTGCCGAATAATACCCAACTCCATTCCACCTATATCCTTTATCATTATATAACTTTCCATCTGGTGGTGTAAAAGTTGGACTTCCAGTGCGAGTTGTT